TTATTTTATAATCTTCATCATTAATCACAGTAACTGTCCAATCTGCAAATGTTCTATCAATAGAAGGTACTTTAAATTCTCTACCTAAAAAATTAATAGGTATACTAGCAATTGTGCTTTCTGGTATCTGTGCTGATTTTATGAAAAAAGAAATGTCTGGTGTAGTTAAACCAGTTGCATCTCTAAGTGCTGGTAATTCACCATTATCTGGAAAATCTATTTTAGCATAAAACAAAGAGGGTCTTGCCCCTCCTTGTGCTAATTTATTTCTTAATGCGGTTACGCTAATTCCCATTTTACTCCTTTAAAAGAAGGTGAAAAATACACCTTATTGTATTTCTTATTTATACACCGAGATCTGAAAATTCTACAGATTGTCCAACTGCAGTAAAGTTTAACTGAATAAAATTGATAACATATGTTGGCTTGATATAAATATCAGCTACAAATTTATTTTGCTCAATAAGTAAATCAGTGTTATTTACCTCACTACAAACTACACGGAAATCAGAAGCACCTTGTTCTGTAACAACAGTTTCAAGATATGCTTCAGTTACTCTTGCGAATTCAGCTCGAGTAGATGGAGTGTTAAATTCAAACAATCTTCTTCTTGCTTGAGCAACCACAAACTCTTTCAAAGTAATAAATAACCTTCTCACATTAATTCTATCAAAAGCACTTGCAAAATTTTGCAATGTTTTATCACCATAAAGCATTGTTCCTTCACCTCTAAAGGTAATAACTGGATTTACTTGACTAACATAAAGCTCATCCCTTTGTGCTTGTGATGGATTATAAGCAAGTTTTACTACGTTTTTAATTACACCTCTTACAGCTCCGGCAGGTGAGAACCAAGGTTTAAAGTTTTCATCAGTTCTTGCCATTAAACCACCGATGTCTCCAGACAATGGCAACCATCTATAAGTGTCTGCATATTGATCGTATTGATACTTAAAGTTTCCGTCCATAATAGCGTAAGAACTACTATAAACAGATTCTCTCCATGTTATCAAATTATCTGTTATTGTCTCAGGATTAGAAATACCTCTTGCTACAGTATTGTATTCTGGAGATACACATACCACACAATCTTTTCTATCTTCAGCAACTTGTATCATTTTAGAAATTGCTAATTGATAATTAATTGGTGCTGCACTATTATAAGTCCATCCAGTTAAAAAGAAATCTAATTCATATGTCTCTTTTGCTCTAAACAACTCTACGGCAGCTATTACATCTGCTGTACCCATAGCACTTCCGTTAACACCACCAGTGAAACTAGAAACACTAGCATCAGATGCTGCAGAACCCAAAGTATTGTTGTATGTTCCAAATACTGTTCCTAATGCAGTAGATCCCCAATTAGAAGTTGTTACTGGATGTATTGCCCAACGAACCCATGAAGAATTAGTATTGATTCTTGAGACATAATAGGTAGGTACACCAAAATCATCTGTACCATCTTTTGCTAGTGAAAGGAAAGCATATGATTCTATAACTTCATTCATTCTACCAGTTATCATTCCTTGCTCATCTAAAACTACCAAGTGCATTTGGTCATTGTAATCACCAGTTGGATTACCATTCAATGTTCTTATTGAAGTTGAAGTTGCAGGTTCTGCTGTGAAACTATCTGCATATCTCCATTTTCTACTCCAACTTACAGGTGTATCACTTGTATATGAACCAACTAGACTTCCGTTTAATTTTAATTGAGTATCACTTACTACTTGTGTAACTCTTGATGTTTGACCATCTACTGTAATGTGATCACCAACACTAACTTGTTTTGTAAACACAGTTCCTGAACCATATAATACGTTTGTATTATTAGTAAAGTAAACCATACCCATTAGATTTTTTGGAGAATTTCTTCTAGCACCAGAAGCAAACTCTGCAAATTTAGATCTTTCTCTAACTGTTATTTGAGTTACAAAAGCCGAAGCTGAATATTCTACAGCAGGAGGTGCAGTATGTGTTCCAACATTAACCCATGCTACTGCAGTTTTTGCTCCAGTATCCATAGATTGAAACAACATGTTATATTCTTTAGAATTAAAATCAAATGTTATGACTTTTTGCTGAGTCATAATATCATCTTCAGTAAAGTATCCGTTTGCTCCATCCATAAAGTTGTAGTAGGTATTTGCAACTCCATTATTATTTGCAAATCTAACAGTGTACTTATTACCACTGATAGGAGTTAACTCAATTTGATTTAAATTATCATTAGCAGTATTAGCCAAACCTTGAGCGTGTGCTCTTTCAGTTGCAAAACACATGTCTACTTTTAAAGTATTTCCTAAAGTACCTGGAAACTTAGCTATCCATGGTCCATGTGTACTAGTGCTACCAAAAATACTTCCACCACCTGTACCATCACTCAAACCACCTTCTGAAATTAGAAGACTGTCATTATAACTTTCATCATTTGTAACTAAAACAGCAGTTCCTGAAAATGTAGCGTTCTTAGTGTTTGCACTGTCTACCATTCTTACTACATTTAAAGAAGTAGCGTAATCTAAAAAGTTTTTACCATTAAACCATTCTATATAATTGTCACTTTCAGGCTTTCCAAACTCAAGAGCAAGTTCTGTTTCACTTGCTACCATCGTAGGAATCATTGCAGGTCCCCATGAATAGCGACCAACTACACCACCAACGCTTAATTGAGGAACTGTCACGGTGGTTAGTGAGTTGTCAAATTCTCTTGTAACTATTCCAGGAGAAAGTGAGAAATCTGCCATATCGTATCCTTTTATGATGTTTGTTATTATTAATTATACATCAGAAAAATAAATTATATTTAATTAATTTTTTTATTTAAAAATATTTATCAATTTTGGCTTTTTTGAAGACCATCAAATAGCCACATGTTTTGTCTTAGAATTTCAATGTCTTGAGTTTCATCTTCTTCACCCGCAAATGCTGGTGAGACATAATCATCTATACCATTATTAAGAAATCCAAAAGGTAAATAATTTTCTTCATTTTCTTTTTCTTCAACATACTTCATTAGATTTTCACGTATATTACTATCATATAATTCTTTAAAATATTCTTCATCTACTATCCATGAAAATAAAACTAATGTCATAATACAATCATCATGTTTTCCATTTTCTGCTTTATAAGATCCTGATCTTGCATCAACCGAAAAAGTTAAAAATTCTCCTATTGTATCTGCATCTGTAACTATCAATTGATCTTTTTCAATAAGCATTTTTAAATTTGAACAACCCATTCTTTTTATTCTTGCAGTTGTGGTAACTCCATATTTTGCATTTTTGTGAAATCCACTTGACAAAGTAGTTTTCATATCTTTTTTAACTGTAGTAAACATATTATCATATTCTAAATCTTGAATTAACACATCTGTTACTTGAGAACCTATATTATTTTCTTCAACTAAAACATATGCTTGATTATATTTTAACGCAACATTATGTATTGTTCTTGCATAGATTATCGGCTGTATTGTATTATCACGAAAAACTGCTACTACTTTAAATGGCCTCATAGAAACATCTATTACAGAAAATACTGAATAGTCTTTGTCCCTACCTTTTGAAACATCCGCTACAATTACATAATCATGTTCTTCTTCTACATCTTTGTATATTTTTAAATTCTCAGTCTCTTTCTTAGGTTTTTCAATTGCCATATCTTTCAATTTATGAGAAGCTATTAAAGTTGCGGTACTTCCCAAAAATTGACAACAGTGTTCTACTAAAAATTTTTCTTCTCCAAATTGTGCAATGGTTTTCTTTTTCCATTCTTCACCTCTATCAGGTCTTTGATGCCACATAACTTTGTATGGAATGAAATCATTTATACCAGATTCAGCTTCTGTCCAAAACTTATAGAAATGATTTAATCCTTTTGGTGTGGAAGTCATTACAACCTTAGATGATGTACCAGATGATATTGTGGGATAAGTCGCAGACCAAAATAGATCAAAGTTATCAACAAAAGCACACTCATCTACATAAAGAAAATTAATTGTTTCACCACGTATACTATCTCCTGTAGATGCTGATACCATCACCATACATCCATTTTCTAACTCAATTGAATTGACATTCCAAGATAACACACCTTGTTGCATCCACAATGGAATATGCTCATAAGCTTGCTTAATAAGTCTTAAACTTTTTCTTGCCGTTTTCATGTAATTTGCTAATATAGCAACATTTTTAGAACTATTAAATAAAATATAATGAAGAATATATCCACAAATAGTAGTTGTCTTAGAAATCTGTCTAGCTGATAAAACTATAGTGTTTCTATTTTGGTGAACAAGATTTATTATATCTTCCTGATAATCCCATAATTTTATTATTTGCTTTCCTTTATCAATAGTAACAATTTGAAAATAATTGTTTAGAAAATAAGTTACATCATTTTTACATTTAACATACTCTAATATTTGTTTTTTGGTAAAGGGAATGTCTTGTCCAACTCTTTTTAACTTTGGATTATTTTTATAATTTTGTAAATCTACTGTCATTTAAAACTACCTTTTTGTAATTGGATAAATAATATAAAACTGCATACTTATTTATTTTTAAAGGAAATTGTCAAATGAAAAGTTTTTTAAATTTTTTAAAAGAGAACTCTACAATTGTTGATGAAGGTGTTTTTATAGGTGAAGATGTTCCTATGGGAAAGTTTGTTTCAACAAAAGAAAAAGACATATTAATTGGAAGTGATACTAAGCAAGGATTTTATTTATATTTTGTTGAGTATGATTCTTTAAACAAACCTGGTCAGAGTAATATATATTTTGGTATTAAATATAGACCTGGATCAGAAGGTGATCCTGATCTGTTTTGGGGTTCATTGAGAACACAGAATGAAAAACTGAATAAACCTTTGAAAATGTCTATGTGGAAAGACTTTGTAGTAAAATGTAATAGCAACGTATGCAAGCCAGAAAGTGAAAACATTGTAAAACCTGGAAACATATACATGTCTTCTGCTTCAGCACAAACACCTGAAAGTTTACCAAGAACAATTTATCAAGGTTTGACAAATCCTAATAAGCAAAAATTTCATCCTTGGATTGTTAATACTACAACTCTAAAGTATGCAAAAAAGGCCGCTGGAGTAAAAGATGATTCTGATATCAAAATATATCCAATAGCTAAGAATAGAAATACAAGAATCCCTACAGGTAGTGAATATGCATATAGGATTTATGTTTTAGATGACATGAACAAACTTCAAGAGGTTTTAACTAAGATAAGAAAAAGTTCTTCAAAATTACCAGCAGAAGTTAAAACTTTTTTCAAACAAGCCGAAGATAATAAAAAATATATTAAAGAAGTTTTGATTACAGAAAATGCTCAGGAGTTTATAGCAAAATTTTATCCTATTATAGAAGAGTATTACAAAGATAAGAAAAAACCCTCAGAATTAAGCACTAAAGAAAGTTATTTTAATTTTCTAAAAAAGTCTATAGAAAAGAACGCTTGGGTTTTAGTTGGTACATTTGAATCACTAGCTACTATAATGATGGACAATCTAATTAATGGGAAAAAAGAAGGTCCATATGATCATTTGAATAAACTGTATAATAAGAAAACTGATACAGGTGTAGCACTTCAAGTAAAATCAACACAAAAAATAATAAATTTTAAACCAGAACTATTTGATGTTTACTTACCGGCATCTTTGAATAAAGAAGCTAAAGATGAACTTGGAGCATATTTAACAGGTGATGATGCTAGTGCAATTAAAGAACGTGAAAAAAAGAAAAAAGAAGATGAGGAAAGAAAAATAGAAAATCAGAAAAAAAGAGAAGTTAGAAGTAAACTTATGTTTGTTCCTATTCGCTCTGATTTTATTGTAGATGATGTTGCAACAAACTTTTTAAAAGATATAGTTAATGCGGTTAACAACAAAAATGTAAGTGTGGTTGTTAAATTAAGAAAGTATTTTTTAACCAATGGCATAAAAGATATGATGTCTTTACATGCAGATAAACCACTGAATAAATTATTTATAAAAAGTTCAACTAGAAATGAAGTTTATATAAAATCTCCTACGCCTATGAGTGCTGGAGATGAAAAGAAATTTTCAAAGAAAATTACAAAATTAACTGCATACGATTACATGAAACAAGTATTATCAATGACTACTTCTGATGCTGATATACTTAGAAGAATGTTTACTATGTATGATTTTGTTAATACATTTTTTGATATTGATTTACCGGCAGAAGTTAAGTTTATGAAAGTTAGTGATTTCGTAAAAAGTGATTATATGAATGCATTAACTGGTAATAAAAAGAAAGAAGAAACTAAAGAAAAAGAACAAATAGCCGCATCATATATTGAGGATGTGAATGGTGAATTATTAAATGAAGCAGAAGTTTCTAAAGTTGATAAAGCAGCATTTACACATGTATTTGATCTTTTGAAAACTGAAAAAAATCCTTATGGAAATATATTTTTTGAATTCAATGGTAAAGTTTCGCAATTAAATAAAGGTGGTTTAAAAGAAGATACAAAAGGTGATGATAAGTCTTTTGATAAATTAAAAAAATTAGTTATTCTTTCTAGTGATTTTGGAATTACGCACCATAATTTAAGTAAAAAATAATAAATGAAAGCAAACATACACTTTAATCATTATGCATATAAAGGTGAGCAAAATCTAGTACAAGATTTGCATGATGAAATAATACAAATTCTTGGTGTTAATGTATCCTATTTACCTAAAGAAAGTTTTAATTATGATTTAATTTTTGGTTCAGATGATGATCAAAGATTTACAGAATCATACTTAATAGAAATGATGTTGGAACAACCTGATGATTATATGGGAGATGCGCTACTTGGTAAATTTGGTGTTCAAATAGAAGAGACAATTTCTTTAGTAGTATCTCAGAGAAGATTTGATGAACTAAAAATAGAAAATTATAAAAGACCAAAAGAAGGAGACTTGATTTATTTTCCAATAGATGATAGACTTTATACAATTACTTTTGTTGATTATCAAGCTCCCGGATTTCTACAAGCTGGTATATTTCCAGGTTATAGATTGTCATGTGAATTATATACTCCAAGTCATGAGCAAATACATACTGATGTTAAACATATTGATGAAGCTGATGAAGAAATACATACTCTAGAAATTCCAATTGTGGATATAGTAGGCAGATTTGCTGCTGGAGAACAAGTAATTGGACAAACAACAAAGTTTGAAGGTACTGTTAAAAAGTTCTATCCAAGAAAGAAAGTGTTGGCAGTAAACCATCTAAATGGTTTGTTCTCTGTTAATGAAATTGTCATTGGTCAAAAAACTAATGCTCAGGCAAAAATCTCAGAATTGATAGACCATATTGATAATAAAAATAGTGAATCTGTCAGACTTGAAACTAATAGACAATTTAGAGATGAAGGTGATCAATTACTTGACTGGGATCCAACAAATCCTTTAGCATAAGAGAAAAATGTTTTTTACTAATTCTGTAAGCGAACAAGACCAGTACCACCAAACTATAAGAAATTTGGTGGTTGTAATTGGTTCTTTGTTTTCTAAAATGTTACTTGTAAGAAAAAATCATAAAACAGATATAATTGAAGAGAAAATTAGTGTACCAATAAATTTTTCAAATCGTGATAAATTGTTAACACTAGTAAGAGAAGTACCTGATATAGATTCTAAAAATACTAATTATACAATTCCTCGTATTGGATTTTCTTTTGATGGGTTAAGTTATGACGGTCAGCGCCAGCTGCCAAAAACTGGTGGTAGAGGAAGACCTACAAAAGATGAAAAAAATAAAAAAGATGCACTTATAATGTACAACGGAGTTCCGTATAACTTTGATTTTACTGTTTCTATTGTAACTAAATATGCAGAGGACCTTACACAACTTGTTGAAAAGATTTTACCTTATTTTACACCTAATTTAAATATTACATACAAAGCTATACCAGAACTAAGTTTAAATATTGATGTTC